TACAACATTTCTCCATATAGGAAAAAATCTTTCTAGTTCGGCATAATCAATCAATGTTATGTAATTATCGACATACTCTGAAATCATTTGTGCAGTTGGTACAGCTTCAAATACTGTTTCATCTTTACCAGTTTTTGTTTTAGTTTTTGTTCTTACTTTAAACTTAACTCCTGGATACGCTAATTGTTTTCCACTCTCTTCTGTAGTCATGTATCTTTTTAAATCTGACTCATTAGCTAAAAATTCCATAGATTCTTTTATTTCATCTTTAAAATCTGCTAAGTCTGGATTTCTTTCTACAATTTTTTCTCCAACTTCTTTATACACTTCTTTTACTGTTGCCAACATATCTTGTGGATTATCAGTATCTAGGATTTGTTCCATATATTTATTTCTGGAATCGTTGTTAAATCTTGCAGACTTCATAATGCCATCTAAGTTTCTAGCACTTTCTCCAATATTCTTACCTGATAGTTGTTTACCTGGTGCTAAGTCAAAAAATCTACTCATTCTTCTTGGAATGGATGAGCGTAAATCTCCACCTACTCCAATTATTCCTGTAAACAAATTGTCTGCTGCTGTTGGATTGAAAACCGCTGCAACTTTGTTAGCTTGTTCCATAAGTTTTCTAGCACCACCAACATCAGTATCTTTACCTAATAGTTTTTTAGCTATAAGGTTAGAACCTTCTCCAAGCAAGTTTGGTTGTATAGGAAGTTTTAATTGATTACCTTCTGATATAGCTCTTACAACATCATCATTAAGACCATAGCGCAATCTCATAGCGTCATCAACACCTGCTAAATTACCATTTTGCATTAATGATGTTAAAACTGTTTTCATAAAGTTTTTATCGTCAATAACAGTAAGCAACCTAAGTAGCTCTACAGGAGCTTTGTTTAATCCAGGCATATCCATCAATGTAGCTAAATCAGCATTAGCAACAAAAGCATCTAGAAGTTTATCACCTCTTTTAGTATTTAGTACTTGTGTTGCGGTACGACCAAACATTAATTTTCTAGCTTCTTTTGGTGAAATTACTTTTGATGTACCATCTGATAGTTGCATAGTTCCACCTTTGATTGTTTTAACAAATTGGTTTATTAGTGGAATGTTCTTTACATCATCTCCAACTTTTGCAGTCTTAAATGCTTGTTGCATACCATCATCAACTAGACTTCTAAGTCCTAACTTTGCACCAGATAAATAACCTAGAGCAGCATTAGTTGGGTCACCAAATACTCTAAAAGCTCCATCTAAAGCAGCAGAACCAACAGCATATCCTAAATCATCTTTAGTAAAGAATTGACCTGCAACTACTCTACCTGGTGATATGTTTACTTTTCCTGCTTTTCTTGTTTCTGTTTTAAATTGATTTTCTTTTTGCTCAAAGCGTTCTGTGATAGGTACACCATAAACTTCTTCAGCTTCTGCGTAAGCATCTCTGTCTGCAAGACCCGACCTTTTTAAATCTTTGTATCCCTGTGTTTCTTCTATTGGTGTTGAAGTAGGAAAATATCCTTGTCCTAAGTTCAAAGGTCTACCTGCTTTTATTTCATCATAAGCTAAGTTAAACTCTGTAGGTCCATAAGCATCTTTGCTTTCTTTATACACATCAGCAAACTTATCTCCTACTAAAGCTCTTCGTACTCTATCTGCTGCTTTATCTCCATCTACTCCAGGAATAAAACTAGCAGCACCTGTTAACCCACCAATAAATGTGTTAGCAGCGACTGCTTGAAATTTGTTAGTGCCTGTTTCATCTGCAGCAACTACAGAAGATTTAAAGTTTCTTGATATTGGTTGAAACCCAAGGTCTAACATTAATAAACCTAATTGTGATGCTCTTTTTCTTTTAGATACTGCATTAATTGCTTGTTGATTTTGTTTAATAACAACATTGTTTTGTCTTTCAGCTAACTGTAAAGCTAAATCTGAATCGTGTTGTACACCAAGCATAGCTCCATACATAACAAGTTTTGCATCCATGTTTGGATACGCTCTTGATATGTTTGCAGCGTTTTGTGCTATTTCAGGCGTAACTGTATTTTTAAAAAAGTTTAATTCGTTTAGATTTGCTTTTGTATTATCAGCTAGATATGACTCTAACTCTGGTGGACCAAATAATATTTGTCTGTAGTCTGCCATTAAATACCAAAATAATCTTCTGGGTCTTTCCCTAATTGTGGTTGTGGCACAATATCTTCTGCTAATAGTTCATCAAATATTGGGTCGTTAGTTAAGTTTTTTGCTGTTATTAAAAAGTTTTGTAATGTGTTTGTAGGTATAACTCTTGGTCCATTACTACCAGGACCTACAGGTATACCTGCTGTGTTTGGTTCAAATTGTTTAGTTGTAGGTGCTGAAAGATTCATAGGTTGTGGGATTCTACCAACATTAGGTGGTCCACTTGTTAATGCAGCTTCTCGGTCAACTGGAGGTGCTGAATCTATTTGAGCTTGTATAGCAGCAGTCTGTCCTGTTGGGTCGCCTTCCATTCTTGTAGGTGCAACAATATCTGCATAAGCTCCTCCGCCTGTCATGTCAGTTTCTTGTGTTAATGCACTTGGTTTTCTACCTCTAGGCATTATCATCTCCTTCTTCTACATTGAATCCTAATTTAATATTTATATAAACACCTGGTATTGGTGTTGGAGCTATGAAATGAGTTATAGGTATATCTTGTTCTGAGATTAAATCAGTAGTAATAATTGTATCTTCTATTTCTACTTCATCCCAATCTTCACCATTGATAATGTCATAAAATTTCTGATTAATGATATTTTCTTCCATTATGCTCCTTCTGGTTGTGGTTGTGGTTGTTGTCCCAAAGCTCCTAATACTTGTTCTATACCGACTGGTGATTGACCTAAACCCATACCTTGTTCCTGTGGAACTCCTTGTTGTAATAACGCAAGTTCTTCTGGACTTGGTTCTTCACCCTGTGCTGTATAAAACTTATCTAAAATATCGTCCATTTGTGATGGATTCTTTCTTATTTCTATTGCTGCCATTGTAGCTTTATTGTCACCTTGTGCAGCTTGTGCCATTAAAGATTCAAACAAAACAGTTTCTGCTTTTTCAGCATGTATTCTTTGTTGTATCTTTGTAATGTTATCTAATCCATCCATGTTTTCTTGTAGTGTCTGTGTATCAATAATGCCCTGTTGTTTTAATTGCAACCCTGTAATTATTTTTTGTGGCTCATCAAACCCTGCCATTACTCCATACACTCTTCTTGTTTCATACATTTCTGATATATCAGTACCAGGTATGTATGTTTCTTTAAAAGCTGTGCCATTGTGCATACCTGCTATTGGTTTACGCTTTGTACTAAACAATGCTTCGTCATATTCCAGACGCTTTGAGTCAAGTTGCTCAATGGCTTCTTTAAGTACAGTCTGATATTCTCTTACATGAAGAGATGCTGACTGACCTAATTCTTCTAATCCTCTACCAGTAACAAATGAGTTAGGTGATTGTCCATCATCAGATACTGGGTAAGCTGCACCAAGTCTGAGATGTCTTTCTAATCTATCTACTTGTTGAAATAATTGATATGGCAAATTGTTAACAGGTTTTGATACAGATGAGCCAGGTGTGAAATAGTTTACAGCACCTCTACCTTTTCTATACTTACCTGATTCTATTTCACCAACAATGTTTGTTTCTGTAAACACCGCATCTTCCATAGCGATAGTACCAAGAATGTTAATCTTCGCCATGTTTGCCATAAGTCCTGTAATGTGTTGGAACTGGCTTTGCATTTGGTCAAAAGAGTATCGTTTTGCTACCACAAAACAAGGTCCTGACTTTAGCATGTTAGGCATAAAGTCTATGATTTTGTTATTTTCTGGTAGGAATACATAAGTACCCTCGTCATTTCTAAACTCTACTACTACTTTGCCTTGTCCTGTTGAGTTAGCCCAACTGCTTTGGCGTTCTGTAGTTTCTACAAGTATAGAGTATGCACTTTCTTGTTCTTCTTTATTCTGCTCGTAAATATAAGGTTTAGCTTCAGGATATTGTTCTGCAAGTACAACATGAGGCACTCGTCTAATAATTGCTAACTCTGTTGGTTCTTGGTCATTACCAAAGTTACCTGGATAACAATTAAAGGAATCTTGTAATTCTGCGTATGGATATGGGTTACCATTTCTATCTCTTTTGTGCGTTATAGTCCATACAACAAAACCATAACCTGGCAACCATCTGGATGCTTGTGGTAATTGTTTATGTAATTTACTAAATTTATCGTATGAAGTAACAATGCGTTCTATCTTTTCAGATTTCTTTTTAGCTCTTTGTGAATCATTGTCATTTGTAATGTCTACTTTTAAATCTGGCGCTCTACCTAGTTTTTGTGCAAATCTTTCTAGTGCAGTCAAAAATAAGTTAGGTGCAGGTAATTGGTTGTATTCAACATTCATCTTGTCACCAAGTAAGGCTTTTACCGCAGCTTCGCCACCATTCATAATGTCACGAATCCTGGACCTGTCTAACATTCCCTCTTGATTTATAGCTCGTAAGTAATCTACTTTTTGTGCTAATTGTTCGCTATTTAAAGGCATCTATCTCCAATTATCTATATCTATACTACTAGGTTCATACCCAGAAAAACTAGGATTATAATCATATCCTAACTCCGCAAATCTTTCTTTTTGCATACGCCTAATTGCTCTCATTGGAAACCAACTAGCCATAACAATATCTGTCTTAGTACCTACGCTTTTACTTTTGTTCCTTGCAGAACTAAAATATACTAACTGACTTGTATATAAGTTTACCTTCTCTTGCGCTTCAAAGCTAAGATATGGCAAAGAAATTTTTTGTTCCTGAAACATTGGTCGCATAGCTGTAACACCATACATAGGGTCAAATTTGTTCTTGTAAGTTTCGTGTCCCTCTAAAAATATTGCATGACCAGAAGCAAACTCTCGTATACTCTTGTCTTGTCGTATAGCTTTTTGGAAACCATTTTCTTCTATAACCCAATGCGATACACTGTACTTCATCCACCATTCTTTTATAATGTCTAATGCTTGTGGGATACCACCACCTAAACTGTTGTTCATATCTACCATGTGTAATTTATTTTCCGCAGCATCATAAGCCCATAAAAATGCAGCTTGATAACCTGTAGATGCAGGGTCTAATCCTGCTATAAGTCTTGTTCCTGGAGGTATGTGTCCAATATCTCTTTTCTGTTCACGACATTCTTCTATCTCTACTCTGTCAAACAAAGATAGTCCATCAGGCATAGCAACATTAAGATAAACCATTTCGTATATAGCACGACCACCTGTAGTTTCAGCACCACGCTTTCTGTCCATTAACCATTTGTAAGTTCTTTTACTTGACCACAACATACAGTCTTGATGCGTATCTTCTTCCCAATCAGGTAAAGTACATCCAGTGTCATGTGCCTCTTCAACAATAGTTTTCCAAGATTCGTTTTCTAAAAGATGTGAATACAAATCGTCATAGTGTTGTCTTGAACCAATAACGACCATAGCGGTATGTTCCTCTTTACGACTAGAGAGTGTTGTTGTCCACCAACTTCTTGTATTTTCTCTAGATGCAGGTTGCATTGTAGAGGTGTGGTCCTCAATGTCATCAGCAATAATTATGTCACAGTCACGAGATAGAATTTTACCACCTCTACCAAGACCAACCATTGTCGGACTCTTAATACCTGTAACTGTTCTTGTACCTACAGTAAAACCACTTTGTGACCAGGACTTACCTGTTCTACTACTTGGTTTAAATTTTGGTCCAGGTCCACATATTTCTTCTATAAGTAATTCGTTACTTTCTAGTTGGTCGAGTACAGAACTTACTGCGTTTTTTGCAATCTCTTCGTTACCACCAACCCATAAAATACGAATGTTAGGTGAGGTACAAATTATCCATACAGCAAAGTGTATAAGCAAATCTGTTTTACCATGTCGAGGCGGTGACAATATCATTTGTTGTTCACCTTTTTCTATAGCTTCTAAAATAGAATTAATCCATTTAATGTGAAAGTCAGGAGTTTCGTATGGTTCTCCTCTTTCTGTTTGAAAATATCTATCTCTAAAATCTCTAAAGTCTTGTAATGATTTCTCTGCTACTTGTGGTAATTCCCAACCATCTTTAGCTACTTCATTTTCTAAATCTTCTATGTATGCGTTGTATGCCATAGATACTGCAGCAACAGATGTTTTAAGTATCTTTGCAACATCAGACATTGTGTTTTTACCTTTTAGTATCTCTTCACCTAAACCTGATTCAACAATATCGTTATAAACTTTACCTCTGCGTTGTTGTACATTTTTTTGACTAGGTATAACTAACTGGTCCTCTTCTTGTGTCCACTCTACACCTTTAGCTTTAGCT